TCGGCCTCGGCGTCGTCGGGTGCCATCATCTTCTGGGCGAGGAGCTTGAGCGCGGCGGTCTCCTCGGCAGAGAAGCTGGTCTCGACCTTGGTCGGCGCCTCGCCCATCAACTCGTCGATGCGGCGCTGGGCGAACGCGGAGAGTTCATCCTGCACCTGCATCGCAGCGGCGTCGCTGGGGTCGTCGAAGACCGGGGACAGCAGCAACTCCTCGAAGTACCGCAGGAGCGCGAGCTTGGCCTCCATCTTCGAGGCGCGCCGCGGGCGGCGCACCTGCCGCTGCGGCGGTGGCTGCGCGTAGACTTGCTGCGGCTGCTGGGGCACGTACTGCTGGCCCGGGATGTACTGGCCAGAGGCGTGCGGCTGGTACGCGGGAGCCTCGGGGCCCCACCCCGTGCTCTGGTCTCCGTCCATGTCTGCGCCGTCACCCATAGTTGGACCTCTCAGGGGTATTGTAGCACAGCGACGAATCAGCGGCCAGTCGAACCGAAGCCACCCTCACCGCGGCCAGTCTCTTCGAGGTTGACGACCTCTTCGGAGTCCATCGAGCAGATGTAGCACGGGACCATCTGCGCGACTCGCTCACCGGCCTTCAGCACGATGGTCTCGTTGGTGACGTTGCGAATCTGGAGGAGCACCTCGCCCCGGTAGTCGGAGTCGATGGTGCCGTCGAGGTCGAGGCCCCTGAAGTAGGCGCTCGACCGCGGCTTGATGAAGCCGACGTACATGGGAGGGATGGCCACGGCCAGCCCAGTCTGGGCCCGGACGATGCAACCCGGGCGGATGAGCGTGTCCACGAGGACGCAGAGGTCGAAGCCCGCGGCCTCGGCGGTCTTGCGCTCGGGGATGACCGCCGCGTCGTTCAGCTTCTTCCACTGGATGACGTTACCCACAGGAGCCTCCCTTGTTGGTGATGTCGCAGATGTCGGCCTGCTCCTCGAACACCTTGCCCGTGTGGGCCATGGCGGTCGCGTAGGAGACCACGTTGAGCGGCTGGCCGTCGCGAGCGCCGTCCGGGTACATCGTCACGCCGCGCAGGGTCGGCAGGTACTTGTACAGCATGGTGCCGAAGCTCTGGACCGTCTGGTCGTTGTTGTGCTCCGAGCCCCACGGCGGCAGGTTGATGGTCGACGAGATGCCGTGGTCGACGAAGCCCTGCACCCACGACTGGAACTTCACCCGCTGCTCGATGTTGTCGGCGAGCGAGTAGGCGTCCTCGATGGCGTCCGGCTTCACGCCCTGCTCGATGAGCCGCTTGGCCACCGGGTCGACCACGTACTCGTAGCTGATGACCTTGCCCTTGTAGTAGCGGCGCTTGTAGGCCACGCAGAAGAGAGGCTCGATGCCAGTGGTGGTCTCGGCGACGATGCCGATGGTGCCGTTCGGGGCGATGGCGCGCGTCTTGACCGGCGGCGTCAGGTCCCACTGCTTCGCCCACTTGTGCGCGACCTCGGTGGAGGTGGCGTAGATGGCGAGCAGCTTGCCGAGGTCCTCGTCCGGCCCGTACCGCTTGCCGTTCTTCAGGAGCCACTCGTGCAGGCCCATGACGCCGAGGCCGAGGCGCCGGTTCTTGGTGCGGACCTTGTCGACGGCCGGGTAGGGCAGGTCGGAGTAGACCGTGCCCGCCAGCAGGAAGGCGGTGCCGAGGTCTACGAGGTCCTTCATGTGCTCGGCGTCGCGGACGCGCGACATGTTGATGGAGCCGAGGTTGCAGATGTCGTCGGAGTCCTTCGAGGTGACCTCGGTGCAGGCGTTGCGGAGGTCCTCGCCCTCGTTCTCGCCGAGGTCGACGGAGAAGCCCGGCTCGCCCTTCTTCAGGCCCTGCCGGATGACCTCCCAGTAGACGTTGTGCGCGAGCGAGTGCTTCGCGTGCTTCTCGTTCTCGAACGCCTTGAAGAACTCCCCGTTCAGGCACACCGACACGTTGGTCATGTCGAGCGTGGCCGGGAAGTTCGGGTCCTTCGCCTTGAGCGCGCGGACTTCGGGGCTCCAGTCCTTGATGTGGAGGAACTTCACAATGTCGGGGTGGTCCCAGCGCAGCCCGGCCCAGATGGCGGAGCGGCGCGCGCCGCCCTGCATCACCCAGCGGCCGGTCTCGTTGATGATGTTCATGAGCGACAGCGGGCCCGAGGACACGCCACCGGTCTTGCGAATCTTCGCACCCTCCTCGCGGAGCAGCGAGTAGTTGATGCCGATGCCAGCGCCGGTCATCAGCGCCATGAGCGCGCTGTGGCCCATGGTGGCCCACCCCTCACGCGAGTCGTCGGCGCGCAGCAGCAGGCAGTTCTGCACCTGATGCAGCGGACGCCCGGTGGCGTACAGGTACCTGCCGCCGGGGATGAACTCGCGGGCGGCGATGGCCTTCTCGAACCGCTCCACCAACTCCTTCGGTGCCTCGACGGCACCGCCAACGTGGCGGGCCACCCGCTTCGCCATCTGTGCCCACGTCTCCTTGCCCCCATCCTTCAGGTCCCACGAGTATCGCAGGTTGAAGATGTTCTGCGGGAAGGACCCGTGGAAGACATCGAACGGCGGCTTGGTGGCGGGCTGGGCAGGGCTCATCTGGGCTTCCTCTTGGTGGTGACTGGTTCTGGTGGGCGGCGCGCCTCGAAGGTCTCCAAGTACGCCGTGACGGCCTTGGAGCGTTCGACAGTGACGCCGCGACCGACGAAGGTGGTATTGCACCGCCAGCACAGCAAGCCGCGGACCCACTGCTTCCGCTGCTCCGGCGGCAACTTCTTCCACAGCTTCACGTGGAAGTGGTCGATGCAGAGGCGCCCCTTCTTGGGCTCCTGCTTGCACACTGCGCAGACGCCTCCTTGGGCGTCAAGGTGGGCCTTCCACTCCTGCTCGGAGAGGCCGTACTTCTTCAGGGTGGTGGGGGAGGGAGTGAGGACCATGTAGGCTCGGGTGCGAGAGATTGCTATCGACGAAACTTCACGTGCAAGAACACGTAGATGGCGTACGCGACGATGACTGCTGCGAAAAACTTCATGACCTACCTTGTCTTCCGTGCTAATCTAGAAGGTATGAGCAAGACCTGCCCGAAGTGCCTGACTCCCAACGCGAAGTTCTACCAGAATCGCAGGTCGAGGGATGGCCTCGCGCACTGGTGCTGCTCCTGCGCCAACTCAGCAACCACCGAATGGAAGCGCGAAAACAAGTCGCGTGTCCGCGAGCACCAGCGTCGGTCCGACCAGAAGCACCTGCATCGCTGCCTCGGCTGGGTGCTTGACCTCTTTCGCGAAGAGCCCTGCCTCGACTGTCATCGCAGGTTCCCTGTGGAGTGCATGGACTTCGACCACCTCAGCGGCAAGGAGTTTGAGCTTGCGCGCTGGAGGAAGCGGAGGACCTCGCACCTGAACTCCATGATGTTGGAGATGGCCAAGTGCGAGGTTGTGTGTGCGTGCTGTCACCGCATCCGAAGCAAGCGCAGGCTACAGCTTGCCGGTATCGGATAGCACCCTCATGCAGAACCTCGTCTTCAGCCTGTTCTCCTTCTTGCCGTCCCGGTAGACCTGCCCGGCCTCCTTGTACTGCTCGTGCTTGGCGGCGAGGTCGGCGTCGGCCTCCTTGGCCTGCTCCAGCGCCTCGGTGTCCTTGGCAATCTGCGCGAGGATGCCGTCGATTTCCTCGGAGGTCGAGGCGGCGACCTTGTCCTTGAAGTCGCTGTCGAGGTTGGCGAACTTGTCCTTGGCGTTGGGGTCGGCGTTCGGGTTCGGGGCGCTACCGATGGAGGGGCGGCTCATGTGTGGCTCCTGTTCAGTTGAGTTCAGCTTGCTCGGAGAAGAGGCAGTCGATGACGACGGGAATGTCCAGCACGTTCAGGTAGCAGACGTCGATTCGAGGTGGCTGCTGATGCTCGGCGTAGCTGTTCGCCACGATGGCTCCGAGGTATTTCCAGACGGTCTGGACATCAGCGGTCATCACGTTCAGCTTGTGCTCGGTGGCGTCGGGTGGTTCGTCTCCGAGGAGGCGACGCCAGTTGTCACAGTAGCGCTGAGCGGCGATGCGAGAGGGGAAGAGCCTGATGCAGGCCTCAGTCTCCTCGGCCACGTCCTCGGGCAGCAGGTCCCAGCGGTCGAACGGTCCCTCGCAGAGGAACTCGCCGTCCTTGCGGACGACGTAGAAGGGGACGCCGGTTGTCGCGTCGTCCCACATCCGTCGAAGCTCATCGACCTGCTGCTCCGTCAGCATGCTACCCCAGCCGCTGCTTCACGCCCTTGGCCTTGCAGGTCGGGCAGTGCTTGCTCGGGCGCCCGCGCTTGCCCGTGCCGGGGAAGCGCTTGCCACACGCCGTGCAGCGGTGGGTGGTGACGCCGTCCTTCCGAATGGTGGTTCCGTCCATGGTCTGCTCCTGTGAGGGTGTGGGGTTACGATAGCACGATGGTCGAGCGCTCGCCATCGAAGTTGACGGCGATGCGGCTGTCGAAGAGTTCCTTCATCGACTCGGTGTGGTCGACGACGAAGACGGCGCGGTCGGCCGAGATGGCCTTGAGCATGTCGAAGCAGGCGGCCTTGCAGGGGTCGTCCAGCCCCTCGAAGGCCTCGTCGAGGACCAGCCAGCCCGGGTAGACGCCCGTGCGCTCGGCGATGACGTCGGCCAGCGACAGGTCCACCGCCAGTTCGACCGCGGTGTACATGCCGCCGGAGATGCCGTCCTTGATGGGGATGACGTGGCCGTTCTTCTCGCACACCGCAGTGATTTCCTGTCGCAGCTTGCCGGTGCCGGTCTCGCGCTCCGATGCGAAGCGCAGGGTCACGTTCGAGACGTTCGGGATGAGGGCCAGCCGGGCGTTGGTGGCGTCGGCGATGCGGCTCAGGGTCTCGTCGAAGATGTAGGAGAGGAAGCCGCGCACCATGGAGAGGAAGTCCTGCTCCCCGCACTTTGCGTGGAGAGCGAGCGCGGCGTCCACGTTGGCCTTCTTGGCCTGAGCACTGCGAGCCTCGTACTGCTTGCTCTGCTCGCGGTAGAACTCGATGGTCCGCTCGTTCTCCCGCTCACCGAAGATGATGTCCTGCTTGGCTGCGGCCAGCTTGGCGTTGACCTGCGCGAGGGCGGCGTTCAGGTCGGACAGGGTGCGCCGGACCTGCTCTTCCTCGGGGGTCATCCGGGTGACGGCGTCGATGGCACGGGCCGCCGCGGCGACGATGCGCTGGTGCTCGGCGCGGGCGTTGGCCACCTTGGTCTCGCGCTCGGCCTTGGCAGAGGCGATGGTGCCTACCAGCCGGTCGATGTTTGCCTTCAGGAGGCTCGGCACCGGGTCGACTGCCCGCAGGTCCGCCAGCTTGGCCTTCAGGTCCTGCCCAGCCTTCTCCATCATCGGCAACTGCAAGGCGGCGAGGTCGGCGTCGGAGATGACCTTCAACTGCGCAGCCAGCTTGGCTTCGATGGTCCGGACGGCACTGGCGGCCTCGTCCGATTCCCATGCGCGCATGCAGGTGAAGCACTTGCGCTCCACGAGGATGGCCCACTCGCGCTTCAACTCCGCGACCCGGCGCTCGGCCTCGGGCTTCTTGTCGAGGATGGCCTTGAGCCCGGCGTACAGGTCTCGGGTGACGTTCAGTTCCTTCTCGACGAGCGCGGTCTCGGTGCGGAGGCTCACCCCCAGCGCGTACGCCGTGTCGCGCGCCGCAGCGAGTTCGTTCTCCAGCGCCTTGGTGTCGACCGGCGGGATGGCGCGAACGGCGTTCTCGGCGGCGACCTGCTTCGGGAACCACTCGTCCTTCACCTTCTCGGCCGCAGCGGCGGACTGCTGGCTCAACTGGTAGTCGAGCGTCTTGGTCTCCTCGATGACGTCGACGAGCTTCTGCCTCTCGCCGGAGATGAGGATGACCTCCTGATGCAGCGTGTCGAGCGCCTTGGGATGCGGGGGAGCGGGCGCTGGTCCGACGGCCTGCTCTAGCGCATCAGCGCGGGCTTGGAGACGCTGCTCCTCCGCATCCAGTGCGCTGATGTTGGCGAGCGACTTCTCGACGGCGGCCTCGAACTTCTCCAGCCCCAGCAACTGGGTCAGGAACTGCTTCTTGGCGCTGTCCGTCATGGACAGGAAGAGCCCGGGCGTCTTCTGGCCGCGGTAGCAGAGCACCTCAAGGAACGACGGGCTGATGCCGAGAGCCTCGTCGATGCCCTCGGCAACGGCCTTGGCGGAGGTGCGGGGCTTCTCCTCGCCGGGCAGCAGCAGCGATGCGCCCTTGCCGCGGGTGATGCGCATGAAGCCCTTGCCCGGAAGCTCCACCTCCAGCACGGCGCGCAGCGGGTCCTTCGTCAGCCAGTCCCATGACTGGAGCGCGGTGGCCGAGATGCTGGAGTAGCCCAGTGCGAAGGCGATGCCCTCGCCGAGGGTCGTCTTGCCAGCGCCGGATGGGCCGGTGATGAGGTGCATGCCCTGCTTGGGGAGGGCGATGGTCTGCTCGTCGACCACCGAGCGGAAGGCTCGGAGGGTGAGCGACGTGAGCGTGAACGAGGGAGTGGGCATCTCCCTGCTATTGTAGCACGGGCCTACGACGCCCGCTCTAAGTACTCCACGGCCGCCCGCAGTCGCTCAGGGCTGTCGCCCAGCTTGCCGAGACCAGTGTTGCACGTGCCGCACAGAACTCCGCGGACCTTGTCGGTTTTGTGGTCGTGGTCCACATGCCACCAACCCGAGCCGTCGGGAGTCTTGCGGCGACAGATGCCGCACCCACCCTGTCGCTTCACAATCTCCACCACTTCGTCGGCGGTCAGCCCATACCGATACTTCAGGCTGGAGTCGCGCTGAGCGTCTGAGCATGCTTCGCACCGCAACAACCCTTCAACCGGAGGTAGCTTGCCACATCTGGTGCAAAGACCAGCCTTTCGCCAGTCGGCAGTCTGCTGCTTCCTCTGCTTGACCTGCTTGCCACGGTGCTCATCGCACATGACACCGTGGGTAGCGCGAGCAGAGCAGTAGGCGCACAGCCCCTTCTGGCGTCGACTCAGGTAAGCCTTGTTGCTAGCCGCGCGGCGACGGTGGATGTCTGTGCTGGGCATGGCATCAAGCCTTTCTAGGGTCTATGTGGGCCCTCTCGTCATAGATTGCTGCTGCATCTTGAAACCTCTCCACATCCTTTATCTGATGGCCATGACGAAGAACTTCTTTGTTATGCAACGAGGGCGGCTCAGGAGTCCGGCGCAGGGTGCCCGCGCAGCCGCGCTGCTTACACGGCTTCCCACCCTCCGCTTCGGCGGTGGTGTCGAGGAGGCGCTTGGTCGCCACCCCGCACTTGTCGCAGGTCATCACGTAGAGGGCCATCGTCTACCAGTGCTCGTTGGCAATCTCGACGCTGGAGTTCTTGTCGAAGTCGAGGGCCGCGCGAGCCTCCTCCAACTCCATCTGGGCGTCGCGGTTGAAGACGACCACGCCTCCGAGGGTGCCCAGCAGGGTCGCGATGGCCACGCTGTTGCGGATGGCCTCCAGCACCGCCGGGACGGAGTCGAGGATGCCCGACTTGAAGGCGTCGACCATCTCGTTGTTGGCCGCGTCCCAGACGATGTCGTCCTCGGCCGAGACCTTGGGCTCGACGATGTCGAACTCCTCTTTGGTCAGGCCGACGTTCTGCACCAGCTTGATGAAGGGCTCGCGCAGTGCCGGGCAGACGACCTCCTTGACCACCTCGGCGATGACGTCGTTGTGCTCGGCGTAGGCTGACTGCAAGTCCGCCACCAACTGGAGAAGGGTCCAGCCGCCTCCGGGGAGCACGCCAGCCTTCAGGGCGCCCTGCACCGCGCGCACGGCATCGTCGGCCCGGTCCTTGCGCTCGCGGATGTCGCCGGTCGAGGAGCCGACCACGAAGAGCTTGGCGATGCCGCCGACCAGCGCAGCCCGCCGCTCCTCGATGAGGCGGCGGTCCAGTTCGGAGATGGCGGACTTGGCCATGGACTCCAGCGTGTCGGCGCGGTCGATGACCTCGTCCTCGTCGTTCACGCCGATGATGGTCGAGCGGAAGCGGAGGGCCTCGAAGGACTCGGTGTGCCCCGCCCACGGCAGGTGGTAGATGTTGCCCGCGTCGTCCTGCTCGACGGGGGCCGCTTGGTCGAAGGGCATGGAGGCGGGGTTGAAGACCCGAGCCCCGGTGACGGCCGCGAGGTCCTCCAAGAAGTGCACCTCGCCGTTCATAAGGGCCGACCGCGGGGTGACGACCGGGTACACCTTCAGGGCGCTCTTCTCCCAGTTTATCATGAGCGACGCCTGCACCGCGTCGGAGAAGCCGTTGGCCACCAGCACGACGCCGGGGTTGGTGAGCTTGGGGTAGTCCTTCACGAGCGGCGAATCGACGCCGTTGGAGAGGGCTTGGATGATGATGTTCAGCACCGGGATGATGGTGGCGAAGTCGGTGATGGTCCCGTTGTACAGGAGAACCACCGGCTTCTCCAAGAACACCCGGTTGTTGGCTGGGTCGTTCATGAAGGCGTGCATGAACTTGCCGCAGGAGTCCTCGAAGCCGGTGGGGATGGGGAAGCCCTGCACCTTCTCGACTTGGTAGCCGCTCGGCCCGCTCTTCTCGGACAAGGACACGTTGCCCTTGTCGCCGATGATGTCGAAGCACTCCATGACCGCGTCGGCCAGCTTCACCTCGCCGTTGGCGGAGATGGAAGCCACCGACCGGCAGAGGGTCTTGCCCTCCTTGGTGCTGATGTCGACCTTGGTCGCCCAGACCTTGATGCGGGGCTCGATGATGGTCTCGAAGATGCTCTGCACCGTCTGCACGATGCGCTGCGGCGGCACGTGCGGGTGGGCGGCGTGGAACTTCTGGGCCTGTCGCACGAGGGCGTAGGCGAGCACGGTGGCGGTGGTCGTGCCGTCGCCAGCCTCGGAGACGGTACGGACCGCGGCGTCGCGCGCCGACTCCATGACGGCCTGCGCCACCGGGTCCTCGAAGCCGAGGTTGGTGAAGACGGTGACCCCGTCCTTCGTGACCAGCGGAGGCAGACCGAAGTCCTGCCTCTCGATGAGGACCGGCGAGCCTCCCGGCCCGAGGGTGGCTCCCACGATGTCGGCGATGGTCTTCATGGTGCCGACGACGAGCTTCTCCAGTTCAGGGGTGCGAACGCGGACGTGCTTCGATGCGGCCTGAGCCTTGCGATGGGCGGTCATCCTTCTCCTCGGAGCTTGCGGTGGTGGGCGATGGAAGCCTTGATGTAGCGGCAGTTCAGCTTGATGTCCTCGGCCGACCGCTGCGGCAGCGCGTCAGCCTCGGAGTGCATGGTCTTGACCCGCTCCAGCAGTTCCAAGAGCTTGGTCTTCGGAACAATCTGGGCGTCGCAGGGGCGCGGGTTCTCTCCGAAGTCGATGTCGTGGTAGGGGTCGCCGAAGCCCTCGATGGTGTTCACGGCCATCGGCTCAAAGTACGGATTCCGCTTGGACTTCGGAGCCTCGGGGGCCATCCTCACGACCTTCATCGCGCCCGGGCGCTGCCAGTTGAGGACCTCGTGGCGGGTCAGGCCGAACTCGTGCTTCTCGAAGCGGGTCTTCATGAGGCGCTTCTTCCTCCAGCCGCCGACCACCATGTAGGCGACGCTGGTGCGAGTCAGGCGGCCGTCATCCTTCAGCTTCTTGACGTAGCGGCGCACCGAGCGGGTGGAGCAGTCCAGCTTCTTCGCGAGGAAGGCGTCGCCAGCGTTGCAGTAGCTGGTGTCGGCCAAGGACGCGATGAGGCGCCACGTGCGGTCGCACATGAACTCGAACTGGCCCGGCTTGGGCCCGCGCTTGCGGCTGGTGACCATCTCAGGGGTACTGTAGCACAGGCGCCGTTCGAGGGCCCTCCCCTCGGACCGCCGGGTGAAATGCTGGCCGCTAAGAGGGAGTATCAAGTTGTACCAGAAGAACTGTATGTATCTTCCATCTTAGCTAGGAGGGCCGGACGCTTAGTACGTGTCATGAACTTCGTAGGAGATTTCACCACCCTCTTGTGGTCGTCTTTGTGGTGGACCGCTATCCCTTGTGCTACAGTATCAGATGGAGGTCCCTCACATGCTTGTAGCGTTCGTCGGTGCACCCTGCTCTGGAAAGACCACGACTGCGGCTCGGCTGTTCGCCGACCTCAAGGAGCGTGGTCTGCCCGTGGAGTTCCTCACTGAGTACGCCCGGATGTACATCGCTCACAAGCGCCACCTCGAAAGGTCGGAGGTGGGCCCTCTGGAGGACCGAGACCAGTACGCCATCTTCTCGACCCAGAACAAGAACGAGTCCATCATGGCGGACGACCCCACCACGCTGGTCATCTCCGACTCCTCTGCCGTCTCGGCGCTGCTGTACATGACCGACCTGTACATCGAGCATCAGGCCCGCCTCCCTCCTTCGCAGTTCGGCATCCCCAATCTCGTCGAACAGGCGAGGGTGGCTGCTGCTCGGTACGACATCATCTTCCGCTGCTCGCCGGTCCGGCCGGGCATCGTCTACGACCCGAACCGCGTCCACTCCTACGAGCAGTCGGTGGAGTTGGACAAGCGCATCGACAAGGTCTTCTCGCTGGTCGGCATCCCTTCCTCGAAGGTCTACCCGCTCTTCGGCGACACCAAGTCCCGGGTCACCGAGGCCGGTGCGGTCGTCATGCAGGCTCACCTCGAAATGGTGAAGGCGCGCATCAAGTGAAGCTGAGCGTCAACCACCACACCCCGGCTGAGCTTGTCGTCGAAGGTGCGACGGACGCCGACCTCGTGTCCCTGCGCGAGCTTCTCACCTTCCGCGACCGCGGCGTCTCGTTCCTCATCCAGCGCCACAAGAAGAACTTCCGCTGGAAGGAGTCGGACCCGGAGCAGTGGCAGGCCGCCCTCGACAAGCTGAAGAAGGACGAGAAGCGCTGCATCCTCATGGAGCGCGACGGCCAGTACTGGACCTACGCCGGGCTCGCCGAGGACATCTGCCTCGCCATGCCGGGCACCGCCTTCGAGAGCAAGGTCGAGGCCCCTCCCTTCAACGGCATCGCGTGGGCTCACGTGCCCGTGCACGAGGAGAGGTACTATCAGGACGAGGCGAAGGCGGCCTTGCTGAAAATCCGCCACGGCGCGGTGGAACTTCCAACAGGCTCCGGCAAGAGCCGCATCATCCTCGAACTGTGCCACGAGCTTGGGCTGCGCGCCGTCATCATGGCTCCGACCACCAGCATCGCGCGCCAGTTGTACAACGACTTCCTCTACGCCTTCGGCAAGTCGAAGGTCGGGCTCTACGGCGACGGCAAGAAGGAGGTCGGCAAGCTGTTCACCATCGGCATCGCCGCTTCCCTGACCCGCGTCGAGGAGGGCTCTGAGGCGTTCGCCTTCTTCAGCGAGGCGAAGGTCTTCCTTGCCGACGAGAGCCACATGTGCCCGGCCGACACGCTGGAGAAGGTCTGCACCGGCCTCCTTGCCAAGGCCACCTACCGGTTCTTTATGTCGGCGACCCAGACGCGGACCGACGGCGCTGAGTTGCTCCTCAAGGGAATCACGGGTCCTGTGGTCTACGAGAAGACCCTTCAGGAACTGGTGGACGCAGGCTTCCTCGCCAAGCCCTACTGGCGGATGGTGAAGGTGCCGTCCAGCCACTACTTCAGCAGCGCTGACCCAATGAAGATGAACCAGCAGCACCTGCTCTACTCACCCTTCGTCCTCAAGAAGGCGGCCCTCATCATCAATCACCTCGCTCGTCAAGGCAAGCGCATCCTCGTCCTCATCGACGAGATGGAGCAGTTCGCCAAGCTGCTCAACCTGCTGACGGTCGAGACGAAGCTGGCCCATGGCGGCGTGACCAAGCAGAACAAGGGCAAGATTCCGGAGCAATACTGGAACTCCGACCCCTCCGCGCTGGTGAAGGCCTTCGACAACGGCGAGTTCCCGGTGCTGTGTGGCACAAGCTGTATTTCGATGGGTACAGATGTGCGCACCTGCGAGGTGGTCGTCTACTTGCAGGGAGGCACTTCGGCGGTTCAAGTTCCGCAGGCCGTCGGCCGCGGCACCCGCCGGGGCTACCAGTATCCGGACGGCCACCGAAAGGTCGACTTTCAGTTCATCGACTTCGATGTGGTCATCACCAACGACTCCTACGATGACACTGGGGACGGCGAAGACCGGCCATGGTCCATCGTGCATCGGCACGCCATGGCGCGCGCCAAGCTGTACCACAACCTCTACCCGGGCAACCTGAAGTGGGTGGCGTGATGCCAAACAAGGACCCCGTAGCCCGCCGCGCCGTGGCCAGAGCCCGGTACCTCAGACAGCGGGAAGAGATTCTCGCCGCGAGCGCTGCGCGCTACGCCTCCAATCCCGAAAAGCACAAGGCACACGCGAGGGCTCACTACCAGAGGAACGCGGTCGAAATCAAGAGGAAGAGCCGGTTTGCTCGCCACGGATTGACGCCAGAGCAGTACGAAGAGATGTTGGTGGCTCAGGCCGGTCGGTGTGCGTTGTGTGGGGAGCTTCTCACCGGCAAGACATTCATCGACCATGACCACACCACCGGCAAGGTGAGGGGCGTCTTGCATCCTCGCTGCAACATAGGGTTGGCTTACATCGAGGACCGATGCTTCGCTCAGCAAGCAGAGACCTACCTGAAGGAGAACAAGACATGGACGTGAGAACCCCTACCAACCCGACCTTCACGCCGAACCCTCGTCATCCCCTCGACCTGCCCTACTTCCCTTCGCCTCTCGCAGAGAAGGTCAAGGAACTGGAAGAGAAGCTGACCAAGCTTGAAGCCCTCGTGCAGTCCCTCATCTCCAAGGAGTAGACCATGCGCTTCACCATCGACACCGACAACGACACCATCACCTTCGGGGACGGCTTGCAGTTCGGCCTCAAGTTCATCCACACCTTCCTGAAGTCGCCCAAGGGCACTATCGTGGAGTTCCTCGGCCCGACCGACTCCGGCCCGGTGACCATCAAGACCCACGAGCCCGGCTCGACCGTGGAGCCGCCGGTCGACGTCACGGAGTTGCTGAAGAACGCAACGAAGAGCTAGGCCATGCCACATCGCTCGGAGCACTTCCTCGACTTCATCAGGTCGCTGGAGGGGGTACTGGAGGGCTACGACAAGAACACTCAGGCCTTCCAGATGGGGCAGGTCGAGGGGCTGCTGGACGCGGAGCGCGCCTTCCGCAAGGCCCTCGTGAAGCATCCACACGGCCCGGCCGTCTACAAGAGCTTCATCTACCACATCATGGTGGAGAAGCGCAACCTGCTCATGGCGCGCCCCTACTTCCGGGAGCGCGACAAGACCTTCAAGGCCCACATCGCCCACGTCCTGCGCGAGGGCAAGTACCGCCACCTCTACCGCTTCGACATCAACTACCAGTTCGTCGCCTTCACCATGAAGCTGAGGCGGTGGGGGAAGGACCCGCAGTCGAAGCGACTGATGAGGCTCGCCAACGAGGTGCTGTCGCTCCGCAACAGCCTCATCGAGTGCAACCTGCCGCTGGCCATCTCGCGCGCCCGGATGTTCCAAGCTCGGAACCGCGGGTCGCACCACGACTACATGGACTTCTTGCAGGTCGCGTCTGGGGGTCTGGCCGCGGGAGTCGACAAGTACGTCGGCCCGTACACGACCGCCTTCCGCGCGGTGCTCATCGGCCGCATCCTCGGCGACCTCATCGAGGCCAACAGCGAGACCTTCGTCCACTTCTTCCCACCCGACAAGCGCCGCCTCTACCGCATCCGGAAAATCGCCTCCGGCCTGCGCGAGGGGCTGGCCAACGTCGACTACGACCTCCTCGCCAAGATGCTGAACAAGGAGGAGAAGGAGAAGGGCGAGGCGCTGACCAAGGTGGGGGACCTGCACCACCTCGTGAACGCCTCCTCGCTCGTCTCGGCCAGCAGTGCCCCGGCCGGTGACGAGGAGGACGACCACGACGGCAGCCCCATCGAGCGCTACGCAGACGAGGCCGAGAACCGCCCCGACCTGCTGTTGGAGGAAGCCCAGACAAGACGGTCGGTTGCGGACGCCATCGGTACCCTGTCGGTGATGGACCAGAAGCTCCTTCGCTTGAAGGGTGTCGATTTGACCATGCTCAGCGCCTGACGCCGTGCTACAATACCCCCATGCCATACCGCACATGCCAGAAGGAAGTCGCCTGCACCCCGTTCATCGTGGGACAGGCGCAGCCCGTGAAGAACGACAAGGGCATCTACTCCATGGCCCCGCGCACCAACTTGGTGGCGCTCATCGCTAAGGCTGACCACGAGCCCCTCGGCATCAAGAAAGGGGACGAGGTCTTCGTTGCGCAGGAGCAGGCTGCCTCTGGCTGGGGGCGCGCCATCCTGCGCATCGACCCCGACCTCGGCGAGTTCATCATGGTCCCGGCGGAGCAGGTGCGGCTGGTCTGCTCGTACACGGAGAAGTGATGCTCAAGGGGCTCCTCATCGGTGACGTGCACGAGAAGGCGAGAGCCCGCTCGAAGGCGTGGCGTCTTGCTAATCCCGAGCGCGCCCGGGCTCATCAGGCATCCTACCGCGCCTCACATGTCAGGTCTGACAAGGCAACTCCGGCGGCTCGCGCCAGAGCAGAGGAGTTGAGGCTCGTCTCGGTGTACGGGGTGACACGTGCCTCTCGGGCCGAGATGTTGACCCGGCAGGGAGGTGGCTGCGGAATCTGTGGGCGTCAGGAGACTTCCCGAGGCCGAGGCAAGACCTTGCACATCGACCACAATCACGTGACTGGAAAGGTGCGCGGCCTGCTGTGCGTGTCGTGCAACACGACCCTTGGGCGTCTAGAGAACAACGACTTTATGTCCAAGGCGAAGGCCTATCTGGAGCGGACGTGAGCGCCACCCTGTTCGTCGGAGATGTGCACGCCAAGGTCGAGGACCTAGACGACCGGACCAAGCTGATTGACCGCATCATTGAGGTGTTGGTGAAGGAGAAGGCCGGTTCTATTGTCTTTCTCGGTGACCTCTACGATGCGTTCGCGGTGAAGAACGTGGTAGTGGAGCGCTGGTGGATGGATGCGCTCGACCGCATCCCGCTGGACCCCATCGACAAGTACATCATCGTCGGAAACCACGACCGGCCCGGCGACCAGTCCGCTGTGGGCCATTCACTACAGGCGCATCGCAAGCAGGCTGTGGTGGTGGAGTCCTTCCGGCCCGGTCCGAACGGCATCGCGTTGCTTCCGTTCTACTTCCGGGCCGAGGACTTCGTGGCTGCGTGCAACGCCGATGTGGTTCGCGACTACAAGACGGTGGCCGCGCACCAGTCGTGCATCGGAGGGAAATACGAGTCCGGCCAGCCCATCGAGGCCCGGCACGACGTCTCGGCTGTGGACCCTGCCGTGGTTCCTCAGAAGTGCCTCATCATGGGGCACATCCACTCTCCACAGATGACAGGGAAGGTCTGGTACGTGGGCTCTCCATGTTGGCGCAACAACGTCTCTGACGCCAACATCGACCGTCACATCGTCGCCGTGGATTTCGACAATGGCCTGCCCAAGGCGGTCCGCAAGTACGAGACCGGCGACGTGTGCAAGCGCATCTGGCTCATCGACGACAAGGAGTCGGCAGAGACGACCGTGACTCCGCAGGGTAAGCTGGGAGACCGCTATGTCGTGGACGTCACTGGCTCTGCTGTTTACATCGAGGCGCGCAAGAAGGTCTGGGCCGCCGCGGGAACCCGACTGCGTACCTTCCAGACCGACCGACCCGGGCCGAAGCTCTCAGAGGCTGACGGAATCCCTACCGCTTGGGGCAAGTGGGCCTCTGGGTATCAGCCCAAGTTTGGTACCGCCGCAGACACCCTGACCGACATGGCGCGAGAGAGGTTGGCACTGTGAGCTTCGAGGGAGTGACCGAGGACGCCAAGGCCCAGCTTCTCCGGGCCAAGGACATGACCCGCCGCACTGGCACCCTCATCGAGGCCCAGACGCTCCAGCTTCGGCTGTGGCCGCAGGTGGTCTTCAAGGAGGTGTTGGACGTCACCATCGACCCGCTCGACATCGACGGCAAGACGGTGAACTACCTGCTCCGGGTGAAGACGCCGCCCAAGGGCAAGGACCTCGCGAAGAGGGTGGCGGTGCTGGAGGACTGGCTGCGCTCGCTCCTCGGTGACGACTGGATGCTGACCATCAAGGTCCGCCAGAAGAAGGGCGGGCCCGGGCGGCTGCTGCACCGCGGGCAGCGCAAGGCTCCGCTCGACAACGAGCCCGCTATGCCCGTGGCCGACCTGAAGGACTACGAGTTCAAGACGCCGGTCACCGACTACCGGCGCTACCGCCTGCGCGACATCGCCGCGGCCAGCGCCGAGGTTGCCAAGCCGCTGCCTCCCATCGACCTCAAGGAGACGAAGCCATGAGCCACTGCGACAACTGCAACGAAATCGACCGGCTGGACCGCCAGCGCGAGGCAGCCTACAAGCTGCGCTGCGACGGGCAGGACATGAAGAACCGCTGCGAGGAGTGGGGCTCCGGCAAGGGGCTCCTGCGCTTCCTCATCCCGTGGAAGCTTCGCGCGACCATGTGGGTCGGGGCGTGCAAGGTCATCCGCGACGCCGAGAAGGAGATGGAGGAGCTTGAGGCCGCCATCGAGACCGCCGAGAAGCGCACCGTCGAGGGTCAGTGCCGTGTCGCGGCGAGGAAGATGGCTGCGGCCGTGGAGAAGGACCTCTACGGCATCCACGAGGCGGACCCGCTGGCCAACGTGAAGGGCCTCGCCGAGGTGTTGGACGCTGACCTGAAGTTCGAGGACAAGGTCGCTGACCTCAAGCTCGACGACATCGTGAAGGAGGTCGCCTCGCCGAAGAAGTGCGACTGCGGGTCCTTCGCCACCGACCTACACACCGAACGCTGCGCGCTCAACCCCGAGAACTACAGCTTCGAGCGGAAGCAGGACCACAGCGTCCATCAGGGCACGCACTACGTCGGCGACGCCTGCAAGCCCGCGCACGGGAACACGGAGGCGCCCATGGCCGGACTTCCCGGCGTCCCGCACCACGACTTGGTGGCGCTGTACAGTGAGCTTCCGACCCCGGAGTTGAAGACGCACGTCGAGGCGGCTCTGGACGCAGCCGTCGCTCGCGGGGTCATGTCGCTGCGCCGCAAGAAGAAGTCCACCCAGACCAAGAGGTAGCACATGCTAATCCCTACCCTCGCTGCTCCCGTCGACCCCAAGGCCTACCGCAACTACTTCGAGGCGCTGGCCGAGAAGGTCATCGTGCTCGCGTGGAAGGCGCGCGCCCGGGTCCGCCTCTGGAACTACTGGCCCGACAGCACCCAGTGGTCCCTCTCGCTCCTCCCCGGCATCCACCTGTCGAAGGGGCTCGACACCGGCAACTTCAAGTACCGCATCGGCATCGGCTGGGGCCCGTGGTTCGTCGACGTCGGCCTCGTGCCACCCAAGCGCGTCCTCATCCACGACGGGAAGGGCTTCACGCGCCTCCACAACACGGTGACCGGCGAGAAGCAGGTGGTGGACATCGCCCCCGTGACTGAGGCCTACGACCCCGACGAAGCGAACGAGAGGCCATAGGTGGAGCCCACGATGCAGGAGCGGGCAGCGGCCCGGCTGGCCGAGGTGAAGGCGGACTCCGAGGCGGCTGTCGAGTACGCCGAGGCATGCAGGCAGACCGCCTACTTCCTTGGGCTGCGTGTCAAGGACGCGGAGCGGCTGTCCAAGTCCTTCGGCGGCGCGACGCAGGAGACCCTCATTGGACAGGCCTCCACCGACCTGTCGCAGAGGCAGGCCGAGAGCAACGTGGCTGAGTTCGGCCCCACCCAGAGCATCGAGCGGGCAAGTCGCGACATGCTGGACGAGGAGGCGCAGGAGTTGGAACTGCGCCTTCAGGCTGAGGTGGTTCTTGCCGCCGACGAAGTGAACGAGCGCCCATAAGCGCCCGCCGCGCCTAATCTTCTGGTCATGGCCGACCTCGCGACAGTGCCGGAGGATGTGGCCCTCACAAGGCTGACTCCGGACGAACACATCGAGCTTGAGCGCTACCGGCGCTCAGGCAAGCCGCCGCTTTCCCCCAACGCCTCCATCGAGTTGTACACCATCTGGATGCAGGGCGTGGACTGCGCGGAGTTGGCTCGCCTCAACCCGGGGCTGAGCCTCGGCTGCGTGCTCATGGCGCGCGTCGACCACCGCTGGGACGAGCGGCGCGACGCCTACCTCGCGGAGAAGTTCGCCACCGCCAACGACAGGCTGAAGCAGATTGGGGCGGAGTCGCTGAACTTCCTCGGCCTCACACTCGCCGTGACGCACAAGCAGCAGGGCGAGAAGATGGTGAGGTACCTGAAGACGGGTGACCCGGCTGACCTCGGCACCTTCCACGTCACCGGCATCCACGGCTACAAGCAGGTCATCGAGACCATCGCGCGCCTGACGGGAGCCGACCGCAAGGTGGTGGTGAAGGAGGGCAACGGGCAGCACTCCTCCTCGCCGCCTGAGACGGTCCTCGCTCCGGTCGAGCACCGACGCCTGACGCCCGAGCAGGCCGACGCCCTCCGGCGCGCACGCATGATGACGGGGAAGAAGTAGATGCCTTACAAGGACCCTGAGCAGAGGAGGGCAGCAGGCCGCAAGGCCGCCGCGAAGTGGCGTGCCAAAAACCTTGAGCGTGCACGTGAGAGCTACCGGCGGTGGAAGGGCAGCAACCCTGAGAAGGCAAAGGCGGCCACGGTGGCTTGGCGCTCTCAGAACGCAGAGCACGTAGCGCAGACCATGGCTACGTGGCGCGCTAGTCATGTTGAGCAAGTGGTCAGCTACCAGCGCGAGTGGTTGAAGAAGAACCCCGAAAAGAACCGCCGCTACGTGAGGCAGTATCGTGTCAAGCGGGCTGGGGCCGCGGGAACGTGTTCCGATGAACAGCTTCAAGCTCGCATCGCCCTCTACGGCGGCCTCTGCTGGGTTCCGGGCTGCGGCAAGGCCTACGAAGCCATCGACCACGTGATGCCGCTGAGCAAGGGAGGTAGCAACTGGCCATCGAACCTTCGGCCCATCTGCAAGCGTCACAACAGCCAGAAGAAGGACCGCGCGCCCGCTGAGTTCTTGGGGAGGGCGGCATGAGCGCAAGCGGCTTCGGGCTGGAGGACGTACTCAACGATGTTCAGCAATCCAGAAAACTGTTGATGACTCCCTGTGCCACGAAGGAAGGTCTTCGGGACTGGTTGGTGACCTACCTCAACCTCGACCTGCCTGATGAGGTGGTTGATGAGAACTCCACGGGGTCACCGCTGGAGGAGATGTGGCGCATCTACCACGCTGGGGTAACCAATGACCGGGACTTTCCTCGACGCTCCCTTCTCTACGCCTCCCGCGGCTCCTACAAGACGCTGGGCGTGGCTGTGCTGGAGCTTCTGGCCATGCTTCACATGGACCGCTCGGTCGTCCACCTTGCCGCCATCGAGCAGCAGGCTGGGAAGGCGCAGGAGTATCTCCGCGGCTTCCTCGCGCGTGAGGGGCTCGACGACTTCGGGGTCGGTAACAACAAGCGGTCGGTCGCTGTCGTGTGGGCGGAGCACAAGGCCACGGGCGACATCGTCATCAACGAGGAGTGGCGCGCTCTCGACCGCATCCGCAAGCGCGAGTACACCTACCATGCCCGCTACGTGAAGGTTGTGGTGAACACTCCTCAATCGTCGAACTCCGACCACGTTGCCTTCTTCGTCGTCGACGAGGTGGACCTCATTCGTTACCCCTTGGCGTACGACGAAGCCCGCTTGATTCCCGAAGCGCAGCGCAGCGCCGACGGAGTCGAGCAGCCGCCCATCACCGTTCTCACTTCGTCGCGCAAGTACTCGGGCGGTCTGGTCCAGCGGGAAATCGACGAGGCCGAGAAGACCGGCACCGCTGTCCGCCACTGGAGTATACTGGACGTCACACGGCGTTGCCCCGACTCCCGGCACCTGCCCGACAGGCCGCTGGTCCCGGTCTTCACGAGCGACGTGGACCTGAAGGTCATCTCCCCCGAGGAGTACGCCAACCTCGTCCAGATTGACGAGAAGAGGGCGGTCGACTACGTGGCCGCCACGGCGTACGAGGGGTGCATCTCGAACTGCCGCATCTTTGCCGCCTGCAAGGGGAGGCTGGCGCGCGTCACCTCCAAGGCCGCCATGCTGAAGTCCATCGACGACACCATCGGCAAGTTCCGCGACGTCTCGGTGGAGATGGCCATCGCCCAGCTTCTCTGCTTGAAGCCCGGCAACGAGGGCTCCATCTTCAAGCACTTCTCCCGGCGCCACCACTGCCTGACCATCCCCGAGATGTGGGAGACCATCACGGGCGAGACGATGCCCAAGCACATCCTGCCCTCCAAGCAGGCCCTCATCGACATGCTCATCGCCCGCAAGGTGAAGTGGGCGGTCGGCATGGACTTCGGCTTCACCCACGTCTTCGCGGTGTGCCTGTTCGCCATCGACGGCCGCCGGGCGTTCCTCATCGACGCCTTCGAGGTGGCGCAGTTGGAGTTGAACCAGAAAATCGAACTGTGCGACAAGCGCATCAAGAAGTACGCCCCCATCGTGTGGCCTGACCCCGCCTACCCCTCGGACATCAAGACGTTCCGCGGCAAGGGCTACGTGATGAAGACGCACACGAAGGACGTCCTCGCGGGCATCAACGCCGTCCGCAACAAGCTGAACCCGCCGGGCTCCAAGGAGCCGGAGTTGTTCATGCTGAAGGACGACCCCGCAGGCGACCTGATGGCCAAGAGGTTCGAGTCGGCGCGCTGGAAGCTCGACGCGCAGGGGCGCCCCACCGACGTCCCGGACGACTTCGAGGACGACCTGATGGACGCCACCAAGTACATCATCCAGAACGAGTTCCGGGGTGCTGGCAAGGTGGTCTCGCCGAAGGACAACCACGTCGAAGAGAAGCAGGTCGTACTCACCCCGAAGACGTGGATGGCGGCCAAGGTCCAAGAGTTGACGGGTGGCCACGGCACCGAGGCCATTACGTCGAAGAAGGTCAAGCGTGGCGGCTTCATGGCTGACTTCGGCTGAGCCGCAATCTAGTACCTGAGCCCCACCCTCAAGGAGCGCCCTTCCATGCCTGTTGCCAACTTTGTCGAGAGCGTCGTCGTCTACGATGACGTCGAGAACGCCTCCAACCCCCAGCGCAAGCACGTGGACTGGAAGCGGTCTGCCACCGGCCTCGTGTTCGAGCAGGTCTACTCAGAGCGCTTCCTCGTGACGCCCGGGAGCTACAAGAGCCCCTACAGCGTCCCTCAGTACCTCGACTTCATCTCGCAGCCGGTCGACTTCGCCCCGGTCACGGCCAAGTCGTGGTATCAGGCGCGCTGGGCCGGGGGCGGCTACCCACCCGGGTGCCAAGCCCTCGGCAACGTCGGGCAGCCGCTCACCTGCACTGCGCAGGCTGACGGTGGGCTGCTCATCTCGGGCACGGGCCTCGGCGGCAACACCGCCCTCGTGGGCGAGTGGGTCTACCTCGCTGGCTCCACCTACGGTGACACGGGCGTGGTCGGCGTCGAGAATCAGGGCTTCTGGGTCATCACGGCGACGACGGACGGCGGGACCAGCCTGTACCTTCGTCGCGCGTATGCTGAGGACCCGGCCCCCGTCACTGAGACGGTGACTGTCGCCGCTGTCGAGAACATCCAGTACACCCAAGACACCTACCGCACCCGCTGGGCGAACATCTCCGCCTACGGGTCGGTCTTCGGTGGCGTGAAGAGCGTTGTTGGCAGCGCCATCGGCTGGGTGGCCTTCGCCACCGAGACCAGCTTCGTCCCCACCTCGGGGGTCATGGTCGACCATCTGATGCTTGTGCCTGAGTATGTCTCCTACCTGCGCGTCGAGAGCGACAAGCCGCTGGCTCTCCAGATTGGTGACATCCAGTACGACACCGTCGGAACCTACGAGGTCACGCTGCTGCCCGTCAAGGACGGCTCCCCGGCGTGGCACGAGACCTTCGCCTTCACCTTGGCGCTGGCGCTGCAAAACCGGGGGCGCGAGTCGGCGACCGTCAACCTCATCTACGGCATCGTCAAGAGCGAGAGCTAACCCATGGCCAAGCTGACCACCACCGGCATCTTGGAGGCCCTCCCCGGGGGCTTCATGGCTCAGCCGTCGGGCCCGGGCAAGCTGCGCAAGAACAGCCGCGACGGCATCCGCAACGTCCTCGACACCAGCCGCCTGTCCCCGGGCGAGATGCCTGAGACCGTGGCCGCTGCCGCCACCGTCTCAGGCCGCGTGGCGACCACCCTCCAGAAGTCCATGACCAAGCTGCTCGACGGGCCGGACGGCTCCATCGAGCGCCTCGCCTTCGAGCGTGACCCGCAGCGCATCGCGGAGTTCGCGGGCATCTGGCGGCCGAAGCTCCAACTCATCCCCGACAACCTCCTGAAGCGGATGGCCATTCAGGACGACCTCGTGGCCGCCGTGGTCCACACCCGCTGCAACCACATCTCCCAGTTCGGCCGCAAGCAGACCGACCGCCACACCAAGGGCTTCAAGTTCGTCATCGACCCGAGCTTGGAGGAGAAGCTGTCGAAGGAGCAGAAGGAGAAGCTCCAAGAGCGCATCGACCGCGCCGAGAACCTCATGCTCTCGTGCGGGCAGACCAAGGGCTGGTCGCAGCAGGACAAGTGCTCCTTCACGGAGTACCTGTACATGTCGACCCGCAACGCCATCGTGCTCGGCCGGTCCGCCACCGAGGTCGTGTACGTGCCCGACCCGCGCGACCCGCACAAGCGCATCTTCCACAGCTTCCGCCCGACCGACGCCGGGACCATCTACTACGCCGCCCCGTACAAGGACGCTCAGGAGTCCATCCGCGAGCAGGCGAAGAAGCTGCTCGAACAAATCAAGAACGAGAAGCTCCAAGCGGAGAAGTTCGAGAACGACGAGTACGACTGGGTGCAGGTCATCGACGGGCGGCCGTTGCAGGCCTTCGGCCCGGAGGAGATGCTGGTCCAGAACTTCTACCCCGTCACCGACATCGAGCTTCAGGGCTACCCGCTAACGCCGCTCGACACGGCCATCGCCGCGGTCACGACCCACATCAACATCACGAACCACAACAAGCTCTACTTCCAGTACGGTCGCGCGGCGCGCGGCATGCTGGTCATCAAGTCGCAGGACGTGGACGCCGAGGTCGTGCAGGCGGTGAAGCAGCAGTTCAACGCGAGCATCAACGCCGTGCACAACTCGTGGCGCATGCCGGTCTTCGGCATCGGGCCCGAGGACGACCTCCAGTGGGTGCCCATCGACCAAGGCTCCCGCGACATGGAGTTCCAGTACCTGTCCGACTCGAACGCGCGCACCATCATGGCCGCGTTCCAGATGAGCCCCGAGGAGCTTCCCGGCTACCAGCACTTGAGCCGAGGCACGAACAACCAAGCCCTCTCGGAGTCCAGCAACGAGTGGAAGCTGACCGCCGCTCGCGACGTGGGTATCCGCCCGCTGCTCGCGAAGATGGAGGACTTCCTCAACGACTCGTTGATGCCGCTCATCGACCCCGAGCTTGCCAAGTACGTCCAGCTTCGCCTCATCGGCCTCGACATCGAGGACGAGGAGAAGGAGTCCGTGCGCCTCCAGCAGGACATGGGCGTGCACATGAACTACGACGAGGTCCTCCAGAAGGTGGAGAAGAAGCCCCTCGGCAAGAAGCTCGGCGGCAAGCTGCCCCTGAACCAGCAGGTCATGGCCTACATCGAGAAGTACCTGACCATGGGACAGATTCTCGAAGAGTTCATGGGCGTCGAGGGCGCCTCGCAGGACCCCAGCCTCAAGTTCTACCAGAACGAGGCGTGGATGAAGTGGACCGAGATGCAGGCCCAGCAGAAGCAGATGGAGATGCAGGCCCAGCAGCAGGCCCAGCAGCCCCAAGGAGGCCCGCCGGGCGCCGGGGGCGGGCAACCCCCGCCTGATGGCGGTGGCGGGGCTCCAGCGCCCGCGCAGGGCGCGCAGGAGGGTGGCGGTGAGCTTGGCTCGGCCGTCGACCAGCTTGGGCAGCTTCTGGGGAAGAGCCAGTCGGACCGGCAGCGCCTGAAGGCTCACCAGAGCAAGGTCAACCAAGCCATCGTCGACGCCTTCCGGGCGGAGACTCTCAAGCTCGTCGAGGGGCTTGCGGACTTGGCGGACCAGCACAAGCCTCGGCCTCGGGAGAAGTAGTGAAGCAGTGCATCAAGTGCGGTGCGGCGGACCGGTACGTCAGCGGCAAGTGCCGCCCGTGCAACGTCGCTCGCGCAGCGAAGTGGCGAGAGAAGCATCCTGACCAAGCGAGAGCGGGCGTGGTGGCGTGGTGCGTTGCCAACAAGGAGCGAGTGAACAGCGCTGTGCAGCGTCGTCACAAGGAGCGCTACGCCAGCGACGAACTGTTTCGGCTCCGGAGCGTCCTCCGCGCCCGGCTCCACGGCGCCGTGAGCGGCGAGCAGAAGACTGGCTCTGCTGTCCGCGACCTTGGTTGCTCCGTCCTCGAACTGAAGGCTCATCTCGAAGCTCGGTTCCGGCCGGGCATGTCGTGGGAGAACTGGTCCAAGGAGGGTTGGCACATCGACCACATCCAGCCGCTGGCCAGCTTCGACCTGACCGACCGGGAGCAGTTCCTGAAGGCCTGCCACTACACGAACCTCCAGCCGCTGTGGGCTGAAGAGAACCTGAAGAAGGGGGGCCGACATGACGCCGCGGCTTAGCAAGGGGGCGGTGGTGGAACTGAACCGCCGCGTCGACGACCTCTTCGATAGGCTGCTGACGAGGCTTCTCGGCGGCTCGTTCTCTGGCAAGCACCTCTACATCACCCACGACCCGGTCCTCTCCATGCCCAGCCTGTTCGCTCAGGCTGCTGCGTCGGAAGGAGGGACGGTCGACCACGACTTGCTTCAGAACTTGGCTGATGTCGCCAAGCACTTCGTCGACGCCCAGCGAGCAGGGGCCAAGGCGACCACGGTCCGGCGCATCCAGATGTTGCTTGAGGACGTTCAAGCTGGCCGCATCGACCCGGCTCACTTTCGCAACCACGTGGAGTCGGAACTCATCGACACGTGGGGCCGCATCACCTCGAACGTGGAGCGCGTTACCAACACCGAAAGCCAACATGTGCTTACCATGGGCCTGCGCGAGGGTATCAACCAGATGTCGGCCGTCCGCGGCATCACCGACCCGGTGGTCGTCTTCATCCCCAAGCGCGACGACGCGCTGTGCGACGAGTGCCGCAAGACTCACCTCTGCCCCGACGAAGTCACCCCGCGTTGCTGGCTGTCGAGCGAGGTCTCTTCGGACTACCACGTCAGGGGAGAGAACCGTCCATCCTTCCACCTGATGCACCCACACTGCCGCTGCGCGCTGGCCACCGTCCTCCCGGGCTTCGGCTTCGACGGCGGTGGCCGCGTCACCTTCGTCAAGGACGGCTTCAGCGAGCGCGACTACCAGCAGGCCAAGGGTGGCAATCTAGGGGGAGTCGACGACCGCCGCAAGTGGGAGGGGTAGGCGTCCGCCTCTAGGAGCACCACATGGACCTGAAAATCATCTCGGCGGTTGCGAAGGCTCTCACCGCCAACGGTGCGAACGGCTACGTCCGTGTCGCCACCGGCAGCGGCTTCAAGGTCGGCGCGACGGTCAACCTGACGTCGACGACCCCGCTGACGAACAACGGGCTCCAGATTCAGGACATCAAGGGGTTCTCGGGCACCACCGACCTCGCCATCTACCTCATCGACCCGGCCAACGGCCAGCCCTTCGACGCGAGCGCGTACCTCACCGCCGCGACTGCCACCCTGACCCAGCCTGAGCAGCGGCTGTGGTACGGCATCGGCACCGATGAGGTCCCGCCGTACAGCCCGCTCACCGACGTCCAGATGGCCGCCATCATGCTGGCCATCATGCCCGGCGGCGCTAGCGCTGCGACGAATGTGGCGGTCACCAACTTCCCAGCCAGCCAGCCCGTTTCCATCACCTCCTCGCCGCTGCCCACTGGCGCCGCGACCGAAGCCACCCTCGGCGACATCCTGACCGCACTCGGCTCCGTGCCCGTCACCGGCACCTTCTGGCAGGCGACGCAGCCCATCTCCGCCGCCGCCCTGCCCCTCCCGTCGGGCGCCGCGACCGAGACCACCCTCGGCAGCGTCCTGACCGAGCTTCAGGGCACGCTGACCATCTCCGGCACTGCCGCGGTCACCGCGGTCCAGCTTCCCGCCACCCTCGGAGCCAAGACCTCCGCCGCCAGCCTCTCGGTCACCACGGCCACCGACCAGTTCCCTCTGGTCGACAGGACGACCACCGGCACCATCACCACCATCGGCAACACTGTCGAGTTCAACTCGCAGGGCACGGGCGCCGTCAAGTTCGTGGTCACTGGGACGTGGACCGGCACCCTCCTCATGGAGCAGTCGGTCGACGGGACCAACTGGATTTCCTACGGCGGCATCCCGCTGCCCATCAGCCTCGGCCAGCCCGCCACTGCGCAGGTCACCGCCAACGGCACGTGGCTGCTGACTGGCTCGGGCGCCCAGAAGCTGCGCCTGCGCGCCACCGCGACCATCACCGGCACCGCGACCATCACCTTCGACGGCGGCTCCAGCCCCTCGCTGCTCTTCGCGAACATGCTGGACGACGCGACCTACGACACCGCCAACAACGCGACCACCGTCACTCTCGGCGGGGGCGGAGTCTTCAACGGCGTGGCCAAGGACATCTCGGCCTTCACGTCGCTGAACGTCTTCATCTACTCGGACGTCCCCTCGGCGACGGACGGGGTGGAGTTCCTGTTCTCCGCCGACAACGTGGTGTGGACCAACGCTTACTCGGCCACGTACACGGACAACGGCAACTCCGCGCACATCGTGCTCCAGCGTCGGGCCAAGTACTTCAAGCTCAAGTACACCAACGGCGTGGCCGCTCAGGCCGCCTTCAACATTCAGGTCATCTACCAGCGGGTCGCCGCCCAGACCAACATGGTGGGTGTCGAAGAGGTGCTGGAGCCCATCCAGTCGGCCGCCCTCTCGCGCTCCATCCTCACCGGCAAGAGCGCCGCCAGCGTCGGGACGTACGTCAACGTCCCGGTCCTCGACCGTGACGGCTTGGGGAACTTCCAGACGGCCGGACTTGCGACGCGGCAGATTTACGACCAGTACACGGTCTCGGCTTTCGCTGAGCAGCGCGTCTCCATCCCGTACGGCCTCGCGGACATCGTCCAGAAGTACGGCCGCAACGCTCGCCTCATCTCGTCGAGCCTGACGGGCGGCGGCGGCATCGCTGATGAACTCACCATGTCCGGGTTCCGTCTCTCGGTGGACGGCGTGGCTGCCAGCGCCGCCCGCGCCCGCACCAACGAGTGGTACCGCTACCAGACCGGCCGCGGCCACCAGATTCTCCAGACGGTCATCTGCGCCGACGCCGGGCAGGCCAACCAGACCCGCAACTGGGGCTACTACGATGACTCCGACGGCCTGATGTTCCGGCTGGTCGGCACGACCCTCAACGTCGTCCGTCGCACCTCGACTGGTGAGTCGGGTGGCACTCTCGTCACGCCGTACGAGCAGGTCGTGGCGAGTTCGTCGTGGAACGTGGACACTCTGGACGGCACCGGCAACGCTGGCAACCCGTCTGGCACCCTGCTTGACGTCTCGAAGGGCAACATCTACGAGATTCGGTTCCAGTGGCTGGGCGTCGGCACGGTGCAGTTCTTCGTGAACACGCACCTCGTCCACCAGATGGTGCACCCCAACACGCTGGCCTACCCGTACATGCGGACGGCCACCCTGCCCTTGTCGTGGGAAATCATCAACAACGCACTCTCGACCGCGTCGAGCTTCGCGGTCATCTGCGGCCACGTGACCTCAGAGTCGGGCGAGCTTCCGCCCCACACCCCGACCGTGGCCACTGTGGCACCTGTGACTACCTCGGCCGCGGCCGAGATTCCCATCCTCTCCGTCCGGCTGAAGACCCTCCTCAATACGCTGGGCAACCGGACCACAGTCGTCCCTGCTCATGTCCACACGAGCGAGTCGGCGGGCAACAGGTCGTACGTCTTCATCCGCCTGAACCCGACCTTGACCGGCGCCACCTTCGCTGTGGCGACGGACGCCACCTCCGCTGTCGAAGTGGACACTGCCGCAACAGCGACCACTGGCGGTACCCTGCTGAGCCGCTTCGCCCTGCCCGGCAACGGCGACCACGAACTGAACATGGATAATCTCTTCAAGTTGGGGGCCCGCGTCGTCCGGCGCGACGCCTACACCGGGGTCTCAGACATCCTGAGCGTCTCCATCCAGCGCATCGCCGCGCAGAACCCCAGCGTCGACGCCACCATCATCTGGGACGAGTACCAGTAGGAGGTCCACATGTGGGTCAAGTACGTTGTCATCGGCATGTTCATCGCGTTCCCCTTCTTCTTCTACTTGGTGGCGACGGGCAAGCTGACGAAGGTCCGCAAGTCCCCTCCCAAGGAGTAGAGCATGGACCGAGAACTCATCGCCTTCATCGCCATCGGCATCGTCTGGGCCGTCTTCTTCGGCTTCGTCATCAAGGGCCGTCTCAACAAGGCCCGCCGGGCCAAGAAGGGGTAGTGTGCGCCTCAACGACCTGACGTTCATCATCAGCGTCTTCTTCCTCCCGCTGTGGCTGGTGTGGGAGTTGCTGGTTCTCTGGCTGGGGCACAAGGGCGTCTTCGGCGGGGCCATCGAGGGTAGCACGCGCGAGACCGTGGCGACCATCTCCAACGTCATGAAGCTCCGCGGCTACCAAGTAAACGTCCTCCCCTTCTTCTGGTCGGGGATGATGGCGCACTGGTGGTTCAACTGGCCGGAGAAGTGGATGTGGAACGTGCCCTACCCGGCCATCCTCTTCTGGCTGCTGGTGTGCGGGACGCTCACCGCGGACATCATGCTCTGGGACACGCCCTTCGACGAGTTGCACTCGGTGCTGAAGTTCTACCGCGCGCCGATGGTCCAGTGCGCGGTGGGCTTCCTCGCGGGCTTCGGGCTCTTCCCGCAGGCCATGGCGCGCCTCGAAGGGTGGCGCTGGTGGTAGGCGACAGCGACAAGCTCGACTACTTCGCGGACCGCGACGCGGAGTTCGCTGCGTAGGTTCTTGGTAGAGGCAGTGGTAATCTACGCTGCATGTCTAGAACAACGTGGACCGACGAGCAGTTCGTGGCAGCAGTGCGTGACAGCGCCTCCATCGCGGAGGTGCTCCGCAGGCTGAAGCTGAGTCCCTTCGGCGACAACTACCGCACCGTCCATCGGCACGCTCGCCGTCTCGGTGCGTCCATGGCCCACTTCACCGGCCAAGGGCATCTGAAGGGCAAGACGCACGACTGGGCGCCGAAGACGCCGCTGGTTGACATCTTGGTGGAGCACAGCACGTACACCTGTCGAGATTCCTTGAAAAAGCGATTGGTGGCCGAAGGCGTGCTGACGTACGCATGCTCTGAGTGCGGCATCTGGACGTGGCAGGGTAAGCCACTGTCACTTCAGCTTGAGCACAAGAACGGCGTCAACGACGACCACCGCCGCGAGAACCTCTCGCTGCTGTGCCCAAACTGCCATTCGCAGACGGACACATTCGCCGGTCGCAACAAGAAGTAGTCGGGGCGGGACTCGAACCCGCACGGCCTTGCGGCCACCGGTTTTTGAAACCGGATTGTCTACCGTTCCAACACCCGACCATGCCACAAAGCACCAGAAGGACTTGAACCTTCATGAGCGCCTTCAAGGGGCGCCGTCCTGCCGTTGGACGATGGTGCCGCAACCGCTACTTGAAGCTCCTCAGCGCCTCGAAGTGCTTGCCTGCGTTGCCCGCGTCCAGCCACTTCAGGTAGGCCTCGGCCTGCGCTCGCGTGAGGGACGAGTGGCCTTGGTAGGTGATGTAGGTCACGCAGACGAAGCGGCCTGCCCGACCAGCGCTCGCGCAGTAGTAGTCGGAGAGCCCGCGCCCGTCGGCCTGCGAGTTCTTGTTGATGGCCTTGTCCTTCTCGAAGCGCTTCAGGTGCGCGTTGATGCGCGACCCGATTTCCTCCATCGAGGTCTTCTTGGTCATCACTTCTCCCCGTCCACGATGAGGCGCAGCGCGTCGCACATGTCGTGGAGCGCATGGTCGGAGTGACCCAGTTCGACGAGAGCCTTCTTCACGCTCCCCTCGAAGTCGGCCAGAGTGCACAGGGCCGATTCGAGGCGGCGCGCTTCCCGCCGCCCGACGTCGTACTTCGCGAGGTGCTCCTTGTCGGCGAAGACCGGCACGGTCAGTTCCCTCTCCGGGTCAGGAAGTCGTTGATGACCGCGTCGTACATGCGGATGCACATCGGGCAGTCGACCGCCGGGCGCAGGTAGTAGGGCTTCGCGTACGCGAGGGCGCCCAGCATGTGGAAGTCCTCGCCCAGCGCCTTGGTGTCGATGCCGCAGAAGGCGTGCTCGCCGTCCGCCAGCCCCCCGCACAGGATGGGGTTCACCTTGTAGTGGGTCACTTGGTCTCCGGGTCCAGCGGTGGCAGGTCGAGTGGGTAGGCGCCTTCGCAGGAGGGCGTGTAGCTGGCCTCCGACTCGGCGTTGCGGTATCGGCGCATGAAGTTCGGGCCGTGCTGCGGGTAGATGCCGTCGGACGTCGGCTTCAGCATGCGGATGACGTGCTGCCCGGGGTCGAACGAGACCTTCTTGACGCTGAGGACGCGGTCGGCTGCCCTCGCCTTCTCGAAGCTGTCCATGAGGTCGAGCAGTTCCTGCTTCGTGGTCGGCTTGGCCTTCGAGGGCGCCGGGAACTCGTCGTTGAAGACGGGCAGCGCGACCCCGTGACCCTCCACGCAGCAGTGGCTCTTGTCCACGAGCCCCAGCTTCCGGCGCAGCCACCCGACGAAGATGAACCAGCGGGCCTTGACCCACACCAGCCCGAAGGCAGCGGCGGAGCCAGCGGCGATAACGGCAGCGGTCTCTTCAGGGCACCAGTGAAATGGCATGTCCTACTCCTGTGGAAAGTTGAGGGTTGCGAAGGCTCCGAACGCTTCGAGCGCCGCTTCGTCGTACGCCACCGCGGCAAGCTCTGGCGTCGCGAACTCTCCGACGTACCGTGTGCGGTGGCCGACCTTGACCTGAGCGCGCCACTTGCTCGTGAGAGCGTTCCATGTCACCCCACGGAAGCCGGAGGTGTTGTTGGGGTTGGCGCTCCGCCGGTTGGCGCCGTTGCTGGAGCGGGAGCAGGTCCGCAAGTTCGCGCGCCGGTAGTCCATGGTGTCGTGGTTCTTGTGGTCGACCACCTCACCTGCCTTGGGGTCCATCAGGAATCGGTGGAGGTACACTAGACGCCCCTCGACCTTGGTTGTGGCGTACACCCGGTCGCGGCTTCGGTGGGCGTACCACTTGTGCGCGCCGACTAGCGCAGCGTCGCTGTCGTCGACGACGGCCACGAAGCCTTGAGTGAGGGGGACCCGGACGCTCACTTCGCCTCCAGCGTGGGGTGGACGCCGTTGCGCGTGCAGGCCGCGGCGGCGATGCGCTTGTAGCTGTACGACCGGCCGTTGGCGCCCTTGCAGACGAGGTCGACCAGTACGGTCCCCTTCGGGTACCCGCCCGGCTTGCGCATGCCCGCGGCCTTGTAGACCTTCACGACCTTGCCAGCCCACGAGCCGAACATGCCCCGGCTGAAGTAGACCCGGTCGCCGACCGCGATGACCCACGCCTCGGGCTTGTAGCGGGCCCCAGAGGGCGACTGGCGGGCGCTGGCGAGACGGGAGGCAGCTTGGGTGTGGGCGGCCTTGTAGCCGTCCCAGTGGGCCGCCAGACGCTCAGGAGAGGACACGTCGAGGCCCAGCCGGTGCGAGCCCCACTTGCCACCCTCGAAGACCATGAACAGGGCCGGAGTGGGGGCCCAGCGGTTCTTGCCGTCCACCTCGACGATGACGTCCCGGGTGCCGTCCTCGATGACGCGGGCGGTCAGGAGCAGGCCGTCGACCTCGAAGGCCTTGAAGGCCTCGGTCTTGAGGAGGGCGGCGGCTTCGGCGGGGGTGGTGGAGTTGGTCATGGAAGGAGTGTACCAGAACGAGGGGTGGGTGTCAAGCGCGTTGCGAAAAGTTTCTGGATGCAGGTGGCGCACCGGCCGACCTTGCCGCGCTGCGCCGGAGTCGGCTGGGGCCGGATGGTGTGGGAGCAGCACTCGCGCCCGCAGTCGACGCAGTGGTGAATCCGACCGCACCGGCCCGACTTGCAGGTCTTGCACGCGCTCGACTTGGTCACGGGCACACCGGGCAGACGAAGACGATTTCCTTGCCGTTGCTCACCGCCCGCCACCCCACCGGCAAGGTGACGGTCGAGGCGGTGGGAGGCGAGACGGCGGAGCACTTGGAGCAGCAGACCCTGAACATGATACCGTTGTACCACCTCTACGGACACGTGTCAAGCGCAGGTACCCGCGCCCCGCTTCTGCCGGATGCTCAGGAGCGCCACGTGGTCGTCGCGGTCCTCGACCTTGGCGAAGACCTTGCCGCACTGGTAGCACCAGAAGCCGCGGTTCTCCGGGAACTTCTTCCGGGGCTTGAAGTTGGACATGCTCGCGCCCTTGCAGGTGAGGCAGGGGCCGACGTAGCCCTGCCCGTGGAAGGTGACGAAGCCCTCCTTCTCGCATGGCTTGGCGAACTTGCAGTCCTCGCAGTGGCCCTTGACCGGCACCTCGTCGGGGACGATGCCCACGAGGTCGAAGAGCGCGTTGTACTCCTCGGGCGTGAAGTGACCGACGGACGTGGCCGCGAAGCTCCACTTGCCGCCGCCGCAGTAGCCGCTGTACCCGCCCTGCTCGTCGTCGCGGCGCTCCTTCAGGGCCTTGCGCAGGGCGACGATGCCGGGGTGCGTGGCGCTCACGATTCTGAGGTCGCGCAGGGTCTCGGCCAGTTCCTTCACCTGCTTGCTCTGGGTCTTGGTCACGGTGCTCTCCTCGGGGTTGTCGGCTCGACGCCGAGGGCGAGACGTTCGCCCTCGACACCCAACCGGCGGCCCTACATGCTGGGGTCGACGCACATGGTGCCGACCTTCGACTCGGAGTTGAACATCTGGAGGACCTTGCAGCGCCCTCCGCTCCGGCAATCCAGCAGGCGGAAGAAGACCGCCCCGCGCACCGTCTCGACGTAGGTCTTGCCGTTCTTCGAGCCGACGCCCCCGTTGAAGACGTTGGTGCCGGTCTCGCCGTTCATGGTGAGGCGGCAGGACATGGCGTTTCGCGTGCCTGAGCAGGTGCCCAAGATGCTGTCGGGACGCTCCAGCGGGCCAGCCTGCCCGTCGTCGTCGAAGCTGCCGCGGAAGAGGGCGCAGACGCCGTTGCCCGGCGGGTCGAACCGGTACCGGATGACGCTGGCAGCCTCCTTGGCAGCCTTCTCGGCGGCGACCTCCGCCGCGACGCGGGCGGCCTCGGCCTTCTGGGCGACGGCGAGCGCCTCGGCCTCGGCCTTGGCGGCCTCGTGCTTCGCGACGGCGGCCTGCGCAGCGGCCTCCAGCGCGGCCTTGTCGGGCGCGCAGGCGGTGAGGGTGGTGAGCAGCAGGACGGCGGCGAAGAGGCTCTTCATGGTGGTCTCCGTGGATTGCGGGTGGGTGAGGGT